TTGGTCGTGTTCTGGAACACTCCGATATACTTAGCGCCAAGGCCGGGGCGATAAATAAAATGGGAGTTGAAATCAAACCTCCCATCAACGCCATCATCGGCAGTAGTGAACTCCTTGTGAATTCTGACGCCACGAAGCAAAAGCTCCGCCTTCTCCTCTGGGGTGATCCTGCCTTGGTAAATAACATCGTCACCGACACCGACAATGTTCCTCCTAAGGACGCAGAAAAGCTCACCGATGCGCATGAAAGTGTTGGAGGCACCGGTGGAAGGATGGGCTGACGGCATAACGCCAAAGACGTTAACCTGATGAAAGAGGCCATCTACAGCGATAAGATGCGCTGAACTGAACAAAGACACCTTGACAAGCATATCTAGGTACCACTCAGAAAGCGTCTCACTGCGGTCGGCCCCCCTACACCAGCAGTCGTGTCTCCTGAGCGCATCTGCGAACCACAAAGCACGAGGAACTGACATGTCCCATCCCTTTGCGTCATCGCCACCAAGAACACTGAACGGATCCCCATTCTTAAGCTTCTCGATGGTGCGCCCAAGCAAATCGATCCCCTCATCGTCGTGCCCGACCCCAACGACGGGGTAGCACGGACCAGGGAGGGAGTCGCCCTGGTAAGATTCGATGTCAATCTTATTCTGCGCCCTGTGGAACAAGTTGAAGACTGTTTCGTCAATAACGGAAATGGGCCAAATGACCCTCCAAGTCCCCTTCTTAACCTTTTCGGGCTTGTGAAACTCGCTCTTGAGGAACGGAGCCCGCGGATCTTGCAAACCCCTGACGACGATCTCGCAGGGGGTCATAATCGCAATGTCCTCAGCAGTGTAGGCGTGCCACAGAGCTAGGCGAAGAAACACGATCAAAACCGTGTTCGCACTCTGCGCGTCGCTCTGCCAGACGTCTTTAGTCCCGGGCATAACATTCTGCGAGTACCCTGCCGACTTAGAGCCGTTGAGCCCCTTCAAGACATCGGCTATGGCCTTGATGTTACACCTGACATGCGAATTATTGGGGGGGAACGAGGCAGAAATAACCTCATTGGCGTACTGAGAAATCGGTGGCTTCACAGCACGAATCCTCTCCGCAAGCTGGATCTTGATGGACCCAATGAGCGCCTCAGTCGCCTCAGACCCGACAGGGGGCAAAGCCCACCCAGTCAAGTCTACGCCGTATCTGGCTGCAAGCTCAACGACCTTTGCAAACCGCTTCGCTTGCAAATCTCTCTTCTCTTGCTCGACATCGGGCTCATCCCTCTTCTTCCTGCCTCCGCGCCTAGAACCGCGATAAGTACCAACTCTGGCGACCTCAACTCGAGAATCACATTCTGAACTGAAGATAGGGTTGGGCTTGGCGATGTAGGCGCGCAAGGGCTCAAACTTTGGGTGTTTGCTCAACAACCCATGCCTGACCGAGGCTGGTAGCTTAGACAACTCAGACAAAACGACTAAGTCATCAGCTGCTCTATGAAGTATGTCTCCGACTACGTCGATGTTCTCCTGAGACAAGATCTCAACCCCCTGAGACACCGTAGACGGGTCAAAAGGAGGGAGGTCTGATGATCTCTGGACTTCGTTGACGACGTCCCACAAACTTTTCCCGGAGACGGGCGAAGAGTGGAAACGAAAACTAGGCGGAGCAGGGGATGGAAGCGCCCAAACGGGACGTCCAATTGCAGTCGCTCTCCTGAACAAACTGGAAGTGAAATCGCTAGTGAAAGCGGGCTCAACTCCTAGATCAACGTCTAGCAACCCAGTGAATTTATGAGTATCCCGGAAAAACCGGAAACGGACGCTCTCGCCGTCTTCGCTGTGGTGCTCATACGTCTCACACCTCCCAGAGAAGGCAAAATCAATCTTCAAAAGGAATATGGCTCTCTCAAAGATGTTCTTGGAAAGACTGGGGTATGGGTCCGGAGCGGAGGGATGGAACATCCACTCAAGCGCCTCAAAGCGGTTGATGGGGTCCCACGCCCTCACGATGACGGGACGACAATGTCCAATCCGGTGAAGGCGCGTGAACCAAACGGGGTTCTCAAAAGAGATCTCCTCAAAAGGACCTCTGGGCATACCACCGTAATCGGCGAGTCGATACACCCTGTCTCTCCTGAGCTCGTCAAAAGACGCAATCCATGAAGGCTCACTCCCTTCGAACTCATCGTCGGAAAGTGGTTGGTCAGTGTAAAATTGTTGAACAGAGCGCGGATCGAAGGAATGGAAGCCGAACCTCGCGTGACGCAAAGCGCGACCCTTCTCACCCTCGACGGTCGTAGGGACCTTCACCGGCAAAGGGCAAACGGAAACCTCAACGACCTCATCACACTCAGACGGATCTTCTCGTATAACTTCACTCACTTCAAAGCAAGCTTTGTTCTTCCACGACACCCTAGTGCCAGCTCGCGTCCCCTTCTTGGTTCTGCGTAGCGTCTTCGACTCAGGAACCCCCCAGGGGCTCACATAATCGTCGTCGTCGTGGAGGTCGGCCCAGGCTGCCGAACTAAACCGTCTCTCAGCCCTGGTTAGATTGGAGGAGAATTCAGCCTCCTGACCGGAGGCGCCGACATTCTGCTCGCCGAACTTGGAGGTGTTCTTCCCGAACAATTCCCTCTCGGCGATAGCTT